GACTCTTATGTGACTAATGGGAAAGTTATCGTCTGTCTCACCGGGCCCTCACATGTCAAGAATCGGCTCATCACCTGGGAACAAGGTCAGATGATCAAGGATTCTTTATACTCACGAGCCCAAATTATGAGCGCTATCCGCGTCATATACCCTGGGGACACCCTCTTGACAAAGGCAACTCTTAGACTCTTCAGATGGCATGAGTCATGCCTCTTGAGACACTCGAACAAAGGATATGAGATTCTCAAAAGCTCAGAGAGCCTTGCCAAAGCTTATCTATCACTTACCACTAATGATACATTTGGAGACCAAGGTCCTTACCCACGAATGGTCGAAAAGATAAGGGCCAAAGAGTTCGATTATGGTACCCGAAAAGACTATATTGCTGATGACTTCGAGAACGTTGTTAAGGGACTCAAGACACAACAGGTTGTCGAGATATTTGGACTTCTTAAGGTAAGTGGCCACCCTCTCGTCGATCCATACCTCGGGGGGGCCTCAGCTGCTGAAATAGCACGGGAACCGGACCATGTCCGGACGCGAGACGCTATTCGGATGCAGTCAATGTTTAAGAAAACTTTCACAGAAGCGTTCATCAAGAGGGAGAAAGCTTGGCCTAAACTCGAATTCATTGATAAGGAAAAGAAGACAAGGCTCCAAGAGTACCGTGCTATGAACTACCTTGGAGGTCATCGCATGAAATGCCCACTAGAGGACTGGGAAAACATCCGGTTCAACCGAAACTTCGAGTTTGATTTCTGTCCTAATTTCTTGGAGATGATTGACGATAAGGCGATATCTCAGACAAGGACGAACATCGCTTCTAATTGGGACAGAGAGATTGAACCAACCACACATCGTCGATTGTTGATAGAAATGATAAACCGTGAAGAAATTGATATCCGGCAGATTGTGTATATGGTGATGCGACGTGAGATCCCCTTTGATTGGTTGATCGTGTCCTTACATCCAAAAGAGCGTGAATTCAAGTTAGCTCCTCGAATGTTCAGCATGATGGTACTAGAGATGAGAATCTTCTTTGCGGTGACAGAGATGAACCTAGCTGATACAATTTACCCATATATGGAGGCATTAACGATGACAGATAGTCGAGAGCAGGTTATGAAGAAATTCTTGGATATGACAGCAAAGTCATCAGACGATGTCTCACAAGTGATGTTCCTCGAGATTGATCTGTCAAGATGGAACCTGAGATGGAGGAAGTTAACAGTACACCTTATTGGTGACTGTCTAGACGACTTGTTCGGAATGCATGGTGTGTACACTTATGTCCACACGTTCTTTGAACAATGTCTCTTTGTAGTACGCGTGGCAGGCCTTCGCCCAGAAGGGATAGAGGAGAGGCACCCCCCTGAGTCAGAGTTAGCGTGGGGGGGAGGAAGTGGGAGGCCTCACCTTGGAGGATGCGAGGGAATTGTGCAGAAGGAGTGGAGTATACCGACGTGCTTGGCACTCAATCTTGCATTTGAGGACAAGGGATTGCACTACAAAGCGGCCGGACAGGGTGATAACCAGGTAGTCACGGTTTATTACTCACGGAACTCAACACAGACGGCGAGAGAGCAGGCGATTACCTTGAGAGATGAACTTCTTAGTGCTATCAGTTCAGAGTATGCTCGAGTCGGACAAGAAGTCAAACCTGAGGAGTGCCTCGAGTCTTCAACTGTGATCACCTACTCTAAAGACGTCTTCGTGAATGGGGTGTACTGTCCTACAGCTCTGAAGTTCCACTCCCGGCTGTTTCCCCATGCATCACAAGACTTTCCTTCTGTTAGGTCCAATATTGGTGCAATCTTTTCAGGTGCAACCGCTGGTGGAGAAAGGTGTCTCAAGCCTACACGGAGTCTTTACCTTGGTCTCTTACAGGCTGCATTGTACTTGATTAATCTGTCCCGCTGTACACAGCCCCACGGGGAGTGGGTCAGGGATACATACGGAGAGATGGGTGACTCATTCCTTACGTTCGTATTGACACTTCCATCTGATCTGGGAGGGTTTCCGACGGCAGGGATTATGGAGTTCCTTTATAAGGGAGGGAGTGATCCACTCTCCAAGGCGCTCTGTAATGTGGTGATACTTGCGTCAGACCCTAATGAGAGGTTGTACGACAGAATGTTATCTCACCTCTCTGATGAGCGCCTCTACTCCTCCAACCCAAAGCCACTTAGCCTCATCAGAGACCCCTACTCACTACCGTTTAACAAGCCTGTCACCCCGATCGATGGTATTACCCAACAGACAATGGATGCAATCTCCGGTGACTTCAAGAACCGAGCACTTCGTGAGCTGGTCCAGACAAGAGTCACCGAGCATATGGAGGAACTAATTACAGTGATTGGCTCTATGCGACCTTTTAACCCATTGATCGCCCACGACATTCTTGATTGCTCAATCTATGGGGTGGTAGAGACGATTGGTAAGATGTTTGTAGCAACTCGAACCTTACAGAGTGTAGCAAGAATATACGATGGTGGGATTATAGAGAGATTCATCTCACTTGAACGGGCTGGGCTATCGTATTTAGCTCACCGCTTTACGTCACTTCCCGGGAGCCCCTGGAAGCCGACGACTGTCTTCACGATGGCTGAGAGTTTGCGGTCAAGATGGGGTTCGAATGGAGGTCCCATCCCTGAGGGGATAACAACTCACAGTCCCATAGACTGTAAGATAGACATGAGTCGGCAATCCTACCTACAGAATGGTCTCCACGCTTGTGCCTATGTTGAGAAGGGCGTTGCCCACACCACCCGAGGACGGTTCGATCCTTACGTAGGAAGTAAAACTCGTGAGAAGCGTAGCGAGCATGGGTACCGCATTGTAGGAAGTGATACAACGTCAGCAGCCTTTCGGAAATTACAGCTCATCTCGAGTCAAGTTGGTAAGGATGGAGCAACTAGGGCACTTATAGATCTCGTCGGATTGACACGGTCAAACACAGTTTTGTCGGCGGTAAGTGACCTACTACCTACCGTTACAGGAGGAACATTGTCTCACCGATATGCGGC